TCAGCTTGGAAGAACTTAGAAAAAAATGGATATGACCGTTTTTGGGATTGTGGAACTTTGTCCTTTACTTTTAACTTAAAATGATGTATACTATTATAAAAGAGGAAACAAATTATAATGATAAATTTTTTTGAAAAAGCTGCTATTTTTGGTGATATTCATTATGGTTTAAAAAATAATTCAAAAATACACAACGAAGATTGTCATAATTTTATTGACTGGTTTTGCGATAATGCTATAAAAGAAAATTGTGAAACTTGTATTTTTTTAGGAGATTTATATCATACTAGAAATTCAATTAATGTAAGCACATTAAATTGTGGTTATGAATGTATTAAAAAATTAAGCAAATCTTTTAAAAAAGTTTACCTAATATTAGGAAATCATGACATTTATTTCAGAGAAAAAAGAGACCTTTATAGCTATCCATTTGCAACTAGTTTCAACAATATTGTTGTTGTAGAAGATAAAATGACCGCAGGTAATGTTACGCTAGTTCCATGGTTAGTAGAAGATGAATGGAAAAAAATGTCGGCAATAAATTCAAAATATATATTTGGTCATTTTGAACTGCCGCATTTTAAAATGAACGAAATGGTAGAAATGCCAGATCACGGTAGATTAAAAAAAGAAGATTTCGTCAAACCAGATTATGTATTTTCAGGACATTTTCATAAAAGACAAAATAATGGAAAAATTCATTATGTAGGTTCGCCATTTGCTCATAATTATGCAGATGTATGGGACGATGAAAGAGGAATGATGATTTTGGAATGGGATAAAACTCCAAGATATATAGACTGGGATGGTGGTCCAAAATATATAAACATAAATCTTTCTACCTTATTAGAAAAGCCAGATGACTATTTGTCAGAAAAATTAAACTGTAAAATAATAATAGATGTTCCAATATCATATGAAGAATCTAATTTCATTAAAGAAACATTTGTAACACAATATGGTCTTAGAGAATTATCATTGATACCACAAAAAACAGACGAACATGCTAAAGATTGGAGTGGAGATAATTTAATTATTGAAAACGTAGATCAAATAGTAATATCACAACTATCAGCAGTAGATAGTGAATTTATAAACAAAGAAAAACTTATGGAGATTTATTTAAATCTATGATTACTTTTAAAAATGTAAGTATGAAAAACTTTTTATCAACTGGGAATGTTCCACAGTTAATAAATTTTACTGATGGAGAACTAACTCTAGTTCTAGGAAATAATCTAGATTTAGGAGGAAATGGTAGCAAAAATGGAGTGGGTAAAAGTACCGTTCTTAATGCAATATGTTTTGCATTGTATGGCGTAGCATTAAACACGATAAAAAAAGATAATTTAATCAATATAACAAATACAAAAGATATGCTTGTTATATTTGAATTTGAAAAGAATGGAACACAATATAAAATAGAGCGAGGAAGAAAGCCTTCTATTTTTAGATTTTATATAAACAATACCGAAGTTGGTAAACCAGCAAAAGGCGAAACAAATGATGCATTGGGCGAAAATGCAGATAGTCAGAAAGAAATTGATAAAATAATAGGAATGGATGCAACTATGTTTAGACACTTAGTTGCATTGAATACATTTACTAACCCATTTTTGGCGATGCCAGCTAAAGATCAACGTGATATTATAGAAAAACTATTAGGTATAACGATGCTAAGTGAAAAAGCAGATTTACTTAGAAAACAAATATCAACGACTGAAGATAGTGTAAAAGAAGAAGAATACAAAATAAAAGCAGTCGATGAAGCAAATCAACAAATTGAAAAAAGTGTTAAAGATTTAGAACGTAGACAAAAAGTATGGGAAAATAATAAAAGTAAAGCCCTAGAAAATCTAACACAAGAATTAACAGAACTAACCCAACTTGATATTAACATAGAAATAAACAATCATGAATTATTAAAAGAATATCAAACAACTGTAAATATTCGTCTTGATTTAGATAAAAAAATAAAAGAAAATTTAAGAAAATATAAAGACTATGTAGAACAACAAAACAAATTACGTAATGAAATTTTAAGTTTAGCAAATAATAAATGTTATGCATGTAGTCAAGAAATTCATGACCATTCACATGAAAAGATGCTAACCGATAAACAATCAAGCGATGCTGATCTTACACAAAAAATAAGTGAAATTAATGTATTGATAGAACAATTACAGCAAGAATTTGACGCTAATCCACTACCAGAAAAACCAGTAACTTACTATAAAAATGTATCAGAAGCATACGAGCATAAATCTTCCATTCAACAAATAGAAAAGCAAATAGAATTAAAAATTGCAGAAACCGATCAATACGAAGAACAAATAATTAATTTAAAAAAGTCTGGGATTAAAACCATAACTTGGGACAAATTAAATGAACTAAGTAATGTCAGAGAACACCAGAAATTTTTATTAAAGTTACTAACAAATAAAGATTCTTTCATTCGTAAAAAAATAATTGAGCAAAATCTTGTATATTTAAATACTAGACTTGAACATTACTTAGATAAATTAGGTTTGCCACACAGTGTTATGTTCCAATCTGATCTTAGTGTAAGTATAACAAATCTGGGTAGAGATTTAGATTTTGATAATTTATCTAGGGGTGAAAGAAATAGATTAATTCTAGGTTTAAGTTGGGCATTTAGAGACGTTTTTGAAAGTATGAATGATAGTATTAATTTCTTGGCTATTGACGAATTGGTAGACAGTGGACTAGACACCGCAGGAGTTGAAGCATCGCTAGAACTATTAAATCAAATGAGTAGAGAACGAAATAAAAGCATTATGTTAATTTCACACCGTGAAGAATTAATAGGGCGAGTAAACAAAATACTGATGGTAACTAAAGAATCAGGGTTTACCTCATACTCATACGAAGATTGAAAAAAGTGCCATTCGTGGCACTTTTTTTATTAACTCTTATTTGGATTTTTCTTACATTTATCGCCATGATGTAGTTTAAAATTACCAGGATCAAATTTTTTATCACAATATTCACATAATATTTTTTCTGGTATCTTATAAGGTATAGCATTTGGATTTTCTTTGCAATATTCAAAGTGGTATCTTATCATATTTGCATTTGATCCTTGCTTATGACAATGCGGACATTCAACTTTTGGATATATTCTCCCAGAAAAAGATTCACTCATTTTTTTCTTAGTTTCGTCGGTTCGTTTAATTCCTTTTATAGAATTTCCAACATTTGTTTTCCATTGTTCTTTTTCTTTATCAGTCATATTAATATAACAAGGTTTTCCATACATTCCGTTATTTTCACCATAATGAATTCTTCTAGGGTCATTACTCCATTTTTCTTTTTGTTCGTCTGTGTGTATGGCTAATCCTTTATGTTTGCTTTCTTTTCCTTTATTAGCTTCACTTAATTTTTGTTTTATCATAGCTGCACGTTCTTCGCCATAATATTCTTCATATGTTAAATCTTTTTTGATACCCTGTTTTCCAAACATACCATTATATTTTCCTATCATGTTACCATAAAACATGTTATTTGGAGTTATTATATAATTGTCAATATTAGTATATTGTTCCTCTTCTAATATCATAGGAGGAATAAATTTAACTCCTGCTATTTGTCTATTATAATATTTTGGCGTTATACCATCTTCCAATTTTTCTCGTAAAACATTTTCTTTTATTTGTTTTTCTACTTCTGCATAAAATAAACTTCCCCTTGTTTTATGTAAAGATTCAATAAAAAATGAATAATTTTCTATCCCATTATTAACAATTGCCTCATTTATATGAGTTGAAGAGCTAGTATAAATTTTCCAGTTACTTTCTTTTTTTACTGTTTTTTTATTTGTTTTTCCTTTCACTGCTTTTTTTGTAAAAGACCAAAACTGTTTTTTTCCTATATATTCTTTACCTGTTGATAGCTCAACTATTCTATAAATAAATCCAAACCAGTCATCTATATTAATAATTTCTGCGTATTTCCAATGTCCATTTGTTTCCATTATATTTCCTCCATTATATACTATTTATAAATAATTTATAGGAGGAATAGTAAAAAAGATTTGTGAATCATAGAAAATATCTTGACGAATCACTAATATTGATGTATAGTTTTATAATATAACAAATCAACTAATATATAACCAACACCTGACCAATACCTTTCCCATATACAGAACCCTTTCGCTAAAATATTTTTCACCACTACATAGGCCGTGAATAGTTTTAGCAACCCACATATTGCGATTAGCAGATAATATCTGTGATAGTAACGAACTTGTTACCCTCTAGTCTGACGCCTCTGTTTACATGCGAATGAATTGGAAGAGTCGCCTCTGGTAATTTATTATACAGAGTTGGTTCACATGCGTTCCGACCCGGACCAGTTGGAGAAATGAGTAGGCAATTCACAATACCTCGGAAACCTACAAAGAACATATATAAGTTACTTATACAGCTAATATGTTCTTGCGTCAATTGAGGGGATTATCTGAGCGGACGGTAGAAGACATTATGTCGAGGAAACCAAGCAAGACTGGTAATTTCTGAATAAGTTAGATTACGTGTGATTTATTACACGTTGGGCACCGCTTGACCACCCAGACCTACGCGAGTAATTTAGGTTAAATCTGTATAAGATGTCATGGTGATGAGGTAATATTTTATCTATAGCTTAGACATACTTGGCCCTTAACAGGCTAAGTATGTCTTGCTCCAAGGTAATGATAGTATGATCTGTACATGATGATTATCATGATGAATCATATGATGATAATTACAGTATCTAATATAAATCAAAAAAATACTAATGTATATAATACGAATGTAATGAAATGGAATGAGTATTATATACATTAGTTAAATACTTACGAATGAAATGAGTAAGTATTATTACCATGATTCATTATGCATTTACTAATTATGTATTGGTTCGTAGAACCAATAAAAAAGAAGGAAACATATGTTTCCTTCTTTTTGTTTTTCTATTACAAGTATTCTTTACCAGTTACCTTATTTTCTGATTTGATCTTATCTGATATAACCTTTTCTATCATTTTAATCTGAGTCATTGGCATATTGTATAAATCTTGTAAGTTAATTGATCCATTACTATAAACTGATATTTCTGCTAGTATTTTTTTAATAGATTCTCCTTGGGCAATTAGATTATCTATGTATTTTTGTAATTCAATACCAGATAATCTAATTGCCCTCATGTGAAAAAACTTACGGGGTTCAAATCTATAATAGTTTCAAATACTTTATTGCATTCTGCATTTGAACACTGAACTTTCGTGGTTTTTTCCATTGTGCCGTTGCTAAGTTCTTTAATTTTTTCTACAATTGTCTTATAGGTTTGTTTGTCCATATTTTGTACCCATTCAAAAATATGTTCTTTGTCAGTTACTATGAGGTCATCCAATTCAACTGCTAGTATATTGTCTGCTACTAGCTCAACTGTCAATTTAGTGGCTTCTGCAAATGCACTATTGAATAATTCTAATTTTTTATCATCCGTTATTGACTCGTTATTGTTTAATATCATTTCCATTCTAATCTGATGGAATGTCTGTATATTTGTTTTTAACTGACTTCTTAAACTATATGGTCTAACTTTTATTATAGTATTTCCAGATAATTCTATTATATTATTCTCACTAATCTCTTTAAAAGTTGACAACAACATAGTTAAATCTAAATTAAAAATTTGCTCAGTTTTACAGTGTGGGCATTCAACTTCTGTTTCTAATATCTTATTACTTGCTGCACGTATTCCAATAATTATTGGATCAATATCACATGACGGCATTTCTTCTGGATTTTTAATATCTGGAACACAACTTTTTATTAAATTTATTAATCCATCCCCGTTGAATAATGCATCTGGTGATTTTAATGATATTTCATCATATGCAGTCATTGGCATTATACCAAGGTCATTATCAATAGATAAATTAATACCACTGGTATAATACTTTCCTTTGCTTGGTAATTGTATATAAATTGATTTGTGTCTGTATAATTTTGAAAGTGGATTATCTGTCATGTTTTTTCCTATAAATAGTTATAATTGTGATTATCACATGTATTTATCTTTGTAGTTAATGTAGGAAATTAAATGGCAGACCTTATTGATATTGAAATCGGTGATCAACGTATTCGTGTTCCCGCATGGGCAACCGAAACTACACTAGAAGCGATGTTAAAATATAATGAAATAACTGCACGTGCATTAAATAAGCTAGTAGGTGTAGGTAGTAATGGTAACAAAACTGTTAGGGTTCAAGAGCATTATTTTAAACAGATTGTAGATGAATTACAAAAATCTAAAAAGAAACAAGAAGAATTAGTAAAACAAAATACTACAATTATAAAATCTGAAAAAACAAAACCAGTTGTTGCTCGTTCAAAAGCCCAAAATGTTGATAATTCATCTACTAACTTTAACAAAAAAATGTCAGAGTTATCAAAAAATTATAGTACAAGTATTACCTTAGTAGAAGGATCATTGCTATATCTTTCTAAAAGTTTAATAGATTTGAATTTGGTGATTAAAGAAATTTCTACTACATATAAAACTATGTTAAGAAATACAAATAGAATTTCTAAAGTATTTGCATCTGGTAGTGATCAAGGCGGAAAAATAACACGTTCTACGGGTAGTTCGGGTGGTAAAGCTACGCCTGATCCTGATATTTTTACTATAGAGCGTAGAGATTTAAGTTTTAAATCTTTGTTTACCAGTTTTGTTGAAGATTTAATGGAAAAACAAGAAAAAGGTATTCCTATAACTTTTGATAATGAAAATTATATGAAAGGTGTTAATAATCTTAAAAAAGCTATTGATTCTGGAAATACAAAAGGGTTACAAAAAGAGTATTTAAAATCGTTGAAAGATGCGTTAGCTAAAGTCTCGGATGGAAAATCCCCTGATGTAAAAACGATAGAAGAATTAAAATCTGCTCTAAAAGATTTTTCTATATATAATAAAGAATATACTAGTTTAACAAAAAGATTGTTAGTACATTATAATCTAACCGAAGACTCTTCATTATCTCCAACAGAAAAAGATAATAAAAAATCATATGAAATTTTCAAAAAGATTGTTAACGTACAAGAACAACTTGCAAATACTGCTTGGCAAACAGTAACCGGACTAACTTCGCTTGCTGGAAGTGCTATGACTACCGGATTAACATTTAGTAAAATTACCGATTCTATATCAAAACTGGCTGGTGCTGTACCTATAATTGGTGGAATAGCTGCTGCAATTATTGGTGTTGGTGGTGCAGTTTTAGAAGAATATATAAATGGTCTTAAAAATTTATCTGGAGTTTCAGCAGGATTAGGATTTGATTTGCTACAATTGAATACTTTTGCAAAAGATGCGGGAATGAATTTATTAGATTTTTCTAAATTAATTTCTGAAAATGGAAAAGCTGTAAAATCACTTGGAAATTCTACTACTTCTGGTATGAAAAAATTTAGTGAGTTAAGTAACGACCTGCTGGATAAGGCCGAAGTTTTTAACAATTTTGGATTAACAAATAACGAATATAACGAAATACTAATGCAGGAAATAGAATTGCGTCGCAAAAGTGGCATGGATAGTGCTGATATATATGATGCGGTTAGTAGTAGTATGAATGGTTTGCTTTATAATACTAGTCAACTAGCTGCAATGACTGGACAAGATGCTAGAGAAATGCGTAGAAAAATGAATGAATCTAGAATAAACGATTCAACATTAAACTTGGCTATTAAGCTATTGTCTGAAAATAGCACAGTTGCAGCAGCAAACGTAGATTCATTTATGGGAACTATGCAGCGTGGGGGAGATTCAGCCATTGAAATCGGAAACCAAATGTTACGATCTGCACAATTTGGTGAAGATTTTTCAATAGTTTTAAAAAATCTTCCAGAAGAATTGAGAACCGCAGTTGTTCAAGACATAGATAGTTTTGAACAAGTATTTGATTTTATGTCTGACAATGTAAAATCAATGCCAACAGAGGAATTCACTGCTAAACTATTATCAATGATTGCTATATTTTCTGATAAAAATTTAACACAAGAAATGGGATACAGATCAAACATTGGAATCCCTGGTATAGAAAAGTTAGTAGAAATGTCAAGTAACTTTGCAGGACTTAATAAATTAGTTGAGGAAAATATTGAGGGACAAGCAGCGGCAGGAGCAGCAATTAAAGCTGCGGCATGGTTAGCAATACCAAGTGAACTACAAAATACAGCAAATGCAATAAAACAATCTATTTTAGTCGGAGTTCTTGACCAGTTAGGAATAGACACAAATGCTGCTGGTAAAGATTTTATAACCGGGTTGCGTAAATTCATAGATAATATAGAAAAAAATGGAATAATACCCACTGTGTCAGATATTGCCGTTGATAAGGGAAAAGATGCTATTACCGAATATCCCGTTACATCTGGTATTCTTGCTACTATTGCTGGACTTGTTATTTTTAAAAAACTAGGGGTTGGTTCTATGTTGAAGTCAATTCCAACAATGTTGAAGGCAGTTCCAAAGCTTATGGGATTTAAGCCAGGGCCAGGAGTTCCTAGTGCTGCTGCTAGAAATATGATGGGATTTGCTGGACGACCAACTGCTGCTGGTGGAAATTTAGTAGATGATGCTGCTAAGGCTGCTGCTAAGGCTGCTGCAGCTACTACTGCTGCTGCAGCTACTACTGCTGCTGGTGGAAATTTAGTAGATGATGCTGCACGTGCTGCTGCTGCTGGTGGTGGTACAGGATTAAAAGTTATAGCAGGTAAATTAAATACCCCGCTAATTGTTGGAATTGGAGCATATGAAGCATATGATGCATTGACTGATGAAACTCTTACAACCAGACAAAAATCAGAAGGTGTTGGTTCTGCTGTTGGTGGTGTTGGTGGTGCTTTGACAGGGGCTGGATATGGTGCACTATATGGTGGTGGAATTGGTACTGCTGTCCCAGTAGTTGGAAATGCGACAGGTGCATTCCTTGGTGGTGTTATTGGTGGTGCTTTGGGATATTTTGGCGGTTCTGCTGTTGGTGGTGTTGGTGGTGATTTAGTTGGGGCTGCTATTACTGATAATTCTAGTACTAATATACCCGCAATTAATAGCAATCTACCAAATAGTTCTTCACAAAACAGTGAATCTATGATATTATTAATGACAGAAACAAACAGATTAATTGGGACATTGATCAGAAAATATGACGAGGCTGCACAATAACTAAATACACTATAACATAATTCATAGAGGAAAAATAATGAGTTGGAAAAAACATTTTGTAGTATATCAGAATAAATCTCCATTAACTGGACCCAATGCGGGAAAAAATAGGAGTGAAGGTTATACTAGTAGATTCCAAAGTTGGCTACCAGAAGTTTATACAGGTATGCCAAATAGAACAGAACGATATATGCAATACGATCAGATGGACATGGATAGTGAAATAAACATGGCCCTTGATACTATTGCAGAATTTGCTACACAACTTGATGAAGAAACAAGTTCACCATTTAAAGTTAGATATCTCGACGATCCTACTGAAAGTGAAGCTAAAATAATCAAACAAGTATTAAAACAATGGTGCAATATAAACGATTGGGATCGTAGAATTTTTAAAACTTTTAGAAATGTTATCAAATACGGTGATCAGCCATTTGTTCGTGATCCAGAAACATGGCAATTATTGTTTGTTCAACCACAAGATGTTAGTGGTGTTGTTATTAATGAAAGTAAGGGAAAAGAACCAGAACAATACATTATACGAAATTTGGACCTTAACTTGCAAAACAAAACTGCAACAACCCCAATTGGTATCAATAGAACTACTGGTGGAATTACAAATTCTACATTTACTACACTAACCGGAAGACAATCTGGCGTCAATACTGGATACTCTAGTGCCAACATAAGCAATCCTGCTGATGAATTTCATGTTGATTCCAATAATGTAGTACATGTTGCTATGACCGAAGGAATGGACCCAAACTTTCCATTTGGTAGTTCTATACTAGACCCAATATTTAAAACATATAAGCAAAAAGAATTGCTAGAAGATTCTATTATCATTTATCGTGTTCAACGTGCACCAGAACGTAGAGTATTTTATATAGATGTTGGTGATATGCCAGCACACCGTGCATCCGCTTTTCTTGAAAAAGTAAAAATGGAAGTTCACCAAAAGCGTATTCCAAATAAAACTGGCGGTGGAAGTAACATAATGGATGCACAATATAATCCACTATGTTTAGCATTAGATACCAAAATACCACTACTTGATGGAAGAACTCTAGAGTTGAATGAACTTATTAATGAATATCAAGATGGTAAAGAAAATTGGGCTTATAGTTGTGATCCAGAAACTGGAAAAATAGTTCCTGGTGTGATAACATGGGCTGGAATAACTAGAAAAGATACACAAGTTATAAAACTTACTTTTGATAACGGGGAAAGTCTTACTGTTACTCCAGACCACAAAATACCAGTATTTGGAAAAGGTTTTGTAGAAGCTAAAGATTTAACTCCCAGTGATTCTTTGATTAGTTTTGAAACTCGTCAGCAAAAATTGCCATCTTCTAAAAATAAAACCACATATACGCAAGTGTATGATCATAATGATAAAGAATGGACTTTTGTTCACAGAATGGTTGGAGAATATTTTAGAAAGCTTGGGAAACATCAAGAATTTACTTACATAATCGAGGGAAATAAAAATATAGTCCACCACAAAGATTTTAATAGATATAATAATGATCCAAAAAATCTACAATGGATGAACAAAGAAGATCATTTTAAATTCCATGGTGATAGTAACTTCTGGGCAAATGTTTCGCCAGAAGAGGCTGTAGAAGTCAAAGAAAAAATAAGAACTACATTAGTTGAAAGATGGAAAAATCTTTCAAATGAAGATAGAATTATTGCATTAGATCATATAATAAAAGCACAGAAAAAAGCGGTAAATCTTAGAAATACTGATTCTTATGTAAAAGAAAAATATAGTAAAACTATGAGAGCGGTTAGATTAAAGTTTTTAGAAAAAAATCCAGAATTTGTCAAAGATGTTTTACTTCCCAATCTGAATACATATACTGAAAATTATCCAAACCAAAATAAAGTATATTCTTTCAGAATGCTTCAAATAATTTCGGAAACTGTTAAAAAGCATAATTCGAATAAAAAACAAACTATAGAACTGTTATCCAATAATGAAGAATTTTTAGAAGAAATAAGAAAAAATAACCCACGTGATCCTTCAAAAAATTATAAAATATTAAATGATAAAGTAACCGTTGAAATTTTTGAAAGAACATTGTTCCACTTTGGATATAAAGGATGGAAAGATTTCGTATCAAAATTAGAAGTATTCAACCATCGCATTACTAATATAGAATACATAAATGAAAAACAAGATACTGGAACTATTACCATTGATGGTAAAGAAAAATGGCATAATTATCATACTTTTGCAACCGAAAGTGGTATTTTTGTTAAAAACTCTATCATGGAAGACTTCTTCTTTGCACAAGGATGCCTGGTTTTAGATACAAAATTACCATTATTAGATGGAAGAACACTTACATTAGAAGAAGTAATAAAAGAACACCAAGAAGGCAAAGAAAACTGGGTATATGGACTATCAAATGTTACACATGAATTGGAACCTGCAAAAATTAAGTGGGCAGGGATAACTCGACGTGATGCAAAAGTTTTGGAAGTAAGATTAGATAATGGGGAAAGTGTAATTGCAACTCCTGATCATAAATTTATTTTACGGGATGGGACAGAAGTAGAAGCACAGAATTTAAAATCCGGTGATTCATTGATGCCATTAAATCTTGAACTTGGGCATACTGGTCCAAATCAAAAATCAAAACAATATATGAAATATGTATCTAACAATAATGGAAAAAAGAAGTTTGTCCATACAACTATTGCAAAAAAACCAGTAGGAAAAGACACACAAGTTCATCATATTGATTTTAATTCTCAAAACAATAACCCAAATAACTTAAATGTTATGACAACAGAAGATCATATAGCATTACATAAAAGCATAGGAACTTATTCTTTAACTAATATGTGGAAAACGGAAGAAGGCAGAAATAAGCTTATTTCTGGAATGAAAAAATTATATGAAAATCCAAGTGAAAAATTCACAATATCGCTGTCAAAAAGAAACAGCAAAAATGCAAAAAAATATTGGAATAAATTTACAGAAGAAGAAAAAAAAGTAGTTGGCGAAAAATTTGTAAAAACTCTTAAAGAAAATACAGAAAATAGAAAAATTAAGTATTCTATAGAAATGTTTAATGCAATGGTTTCCGCATTTGATAGAGGTCATACTAGCGTAAAAAAACTAGGCAAAGAATTAAGAATTGACGACGAATTTCATAATGCTTACTTAACTGCAAATCCAAGTACAATACGTGATCCCAATATGTCTGAACGATTGGGTGTAACTGATACTACATTGAATAGAATAGTTAACGTAATTGGTTATAAAACTTTTGGTGATTGGAAAGTAGAATATACTGGTATACCAAAATATTCTAATAAAGTTGCAGTTCGTCAAAACCATAAAATATTAGAGGTAATTGAATTAGATTACACAATAGATACTGGTGATATTACAATTGAAAGTGAATCTGGTAGTCACTGGTTTGGTCTTGGTGCTGGAATTTATGTTCATAACAGTGATGGTCGCGGTTCAAAGGTGGAAGTATTACCAGGTGGTGACAATTTAGGTGAAATTAGTGATTTAAAATTCTTCACTGATAAAATGATGCGTGGATTGCGTATTCCATCTTCTTACATGCCATTAAGTTCAGACGATAGTGGTGCTGTGTTTACTGACGGTAGAGTTGGAACAGCATTTATTCAAGAATTTAGATTCAACAAATATTGTCAAAGATTACAAAATATAATTCAACCAGTATTTGATCGTGAATTTAAAAGATTTTTGAAGCATAGAGGATTTAACATAGACGCTAGTATGTTTGATTTAATATTCACTGAGCCACAAAGCTTTAGTCAATATAGACAAATTGAACTTGATTCTGCAAAAGCTGGTGTATTTGGACAACTTGAAGGTTCTAAGTATCTAAGTCGTAGATTCTTGTTGAAGAAATATCTTGGATTAAGTCCTGCTGAAATACTAGAAAATGAACAAATGTATATGGAAGAAAATCCAAAAGGTAAAATTAAACCTAGTGATTTGGGAGATCAAATGGGACTTAGCGATGTTGGTATTCGTGGAAATGAATTTGAAGATTTTGGCGATATGAATATGGGAGAACCAGTTGGCGATGAATTAGGTGGCGAAGGTGCTCCAGAAGCTAGTGTATCTCCAATTGGTAGCGTAACACCTCCCGCACAAGGTGGGCAAGAAGGACAACAACGATGAAAATAATTCGCGAATATTATGATGCAGAGAATGATAATTATACAAAACGAAATGTTGACGATGTAAGGCGACCACGGCTTACATTAAAGCATCTTAATAAGCTTAGAAAATTACGTGAACTTAGAGAATTAGAAAATCAGGTTCATCGTGAACGTCTACAAAAGATTTATGGTAGTACCGAAGGCGAAGCTGATCTAGGAATTTAAAAAGTATTTATTATTCTATAAATAAAACAGATGTGCATAGTAATTAATATTATGCACGTTTTTACAAAAAGATCGTTTTTTTGGGTATTTAAGAGTGTTTTTTTGCAACATACCTAAATAAATTAGATTGAGAAATGACATGGCTGTGTCAAAATCATTAAGGAGTATTTAAATGAGCAAGCAAAAGTTAGAAAAGGTGCTTGAACTTATGATAAATGAAGAGAGCGATAAAGCAAGTGAGCTACTTCATGATATCTTTGTTGAAAAAGCACGTAGGATTTACGCTAATATGATCAAAGAAGATCAAGATATTGAGCGTGATTTAAACGAAGCTGACTGGGATGACGAATATGATTTCGACACCAGCGATGCTGAAGAAGATTTAGAAAAAGATACAAACAATTTTGATGTCGAGGGTCTAAATGACGAAATCGACAATGAAGAAATGTATGAACAAGGCGAAGATGAAGACGAGTTCGATTCAGAAGTCGATTTGGGCGACGAAATGGGTCCAGAAGATGACATGGACATGGACATGGACATGGATTCAGAAGATGAAATGAACATGGACATGGATTCAGAAGGTAGTGAAAATCCTGCTGCCGAAGCACTTATGAATGTCGAAGAGGCATTGAAAGAATTAAAACTAGCATTTGCTGATTTAGTCGGTGAAACAAATTCAGAAGAAAAAAGCGAAGATGAATACGACGCTAACGACTATGAATATGGTTCAGAAGAAAAATCAGAAGATGAAGGCGAAGAAGAAATCAAAGAAAGTGCTACCTTGACCAAAATTTCTGCACCTAAATTAAAAGGTGGAGACGATGGTAAAGCATCACCATTCGCAAAAGTAAAAGACTCTAATAAACTAGGCAACCCAATGAAAAACGCTATTAAAAATAGCGAAGAAACTGGTGGTAAAGCAATAAAAGCAAAACCAATTGGTGTCCCTGGTCCACAAGATGTTGACTCAAAACTAAAACCAGCATCAGTTCGTAAGATGAAGGGATAATTTGTGATGATCACACCACTAAGAGAATTTATTGAACCTGCTTCTGCAAACATAATTACAGAATCCGCTGACAATGGCAGTGGAGGAAAAGATTTATATATGCGTGGTATTTTCATACAAGGTGGTGTAAAAAACCAAAACCAAAGAGTATATCCAGTTAATGAAATTAACATGGCAGTAAAAACACTCAAAGAGCGTATTACTAACGGATATAGTGTTCTTGGTGAGGCAGATCATCCCGAAGACCTTAATATAAATCTTGACCGTGTGTCTCATGTCATTGTTGACATGAATATGAACGGAAATGATGGCATTGGTAAATTAAAAATGTTGCCTACCCCAATGGGCAATGTTTGCAAGACACTATTGGAAAGTGGTGTCAAATTAGGTGTTAGTTCTCGTGGCAGTGGCGACGTTGATGCAAATGGACAGGTTAGTAATTTTGAAATTATTACTGTCGATATTGTAGCAAATCCAAGTGCCCCCGAAGCATATCCTACACCGATTTATGAACAACTCATGAATCATCGTAGAGGAAATGTTATGTGGGATGTTGCTACTGCGGTAAAACACGATTCCAGAGCACAACGCTACCTCCAAGAAGAGGTCGTAAAGTTCATAAGAGACCTGGGGAGAAAATAATGGCTCAAACATTTGAAAAAATATTGAACTCAGAACTTCTCTCAGAAGAAGTAAGAACTTCGGTTTCGGAAGCATGGAATGCAAAATTAGCAGACATGCGTGAAGAAATTACTGCAGAACTACGTGAAGAATTTGCCAATCGTTATGAAAATGACAAATCGCAAATCGTAGAAGCTATGGACGCAATGCTTGCAGATGCAATTAAATCAGAATTGGTTGAATTTGCAAATGATAAAAAAGCACTACGTGAAGAAAAAATATCTTATAAAAAAGCAATAAGCGAGCATACTAAATCATTAGATAAGAAAATCGTAGAAGCTTTGGCAAAAGAAGTTACTGAACTGAGAGACGACAGAAAAGCCCAAAAGGCTAACTTCGGTAAACTCGAAGAGTTTGTATTACATAAACTAACAGAAGAATTAAATGAATTCCATATAGATAAAAAGGCTCTTGTAGAGCAAAGAATACGTATGGTTAAAGAAGGTAAGCAAATAATTGCAGAAGCAAAAGCACAATTCGTAAAGAACGCTGCTGCTAAAGCGGAAAAGCTTATTGAAAGTGCACTACGCGGCGAAATAAATGTCCTAAAAGAAGATATTCGTGCAGCAAAAGAAAATAATTTTGGTAGAAAGATTTTCGAAACTTTCGCAGCCGAATTTATGACTAGTGCAATGAGTGAAGGAACTCAAGTTTCAAAACTTTCGCGTCAAGTTAAACAAATTAAATCTAAACTTGATGAGAATCAAAAAATTCTTGTAAATAAAGATAAAGCAATCATGGAAGCAAAGCGTGAAACTAAAATCGCAAAAGATTTAAGCAATCGTAAAGCAATCATGAACGAAATGCTTAATCCATTAAACAAGGATCAACGTGAAGTAATGAATTCGTTGTTAGAGTCTGTGAAAACAGAAAAACTACGCGATGCATATGACAAGTATCTGCCAACTGTGTTGTCAGAAAAAGTAAAAACTTCACAGAGCAAGGCAAAGCTAACCGAAATGACTACAGTTATTACCGGGGATAGAGCTTCAAGAACCCAGACCGAGACTGAAGGTTCCGCCGAAATTATTAGAATCAAAAAATTAGCAGGACTTAGCTAAGGAGAAAAATATGGCAAATCTATTTGAACATTGGTCAGCTACTAAAGAAGCACTAACTGACGGGCTGACAGGAAATCGTAAAACAGTTATGGAAGCTGTTTTAGAAAACACTAAAAGATCACTTATGGAAAGTGCATCAACTGGTGCAACTATGGCTGGTAACGTAGCGACATTAAACAAGGTAATTCTACCTGTTATTCGTCGTGTTATGCCAACTGTTATTGCAAACGAACTAGTCGGCGTTCAACCAATGACTGGTCCAGTTGGACAAATCCACACACTACGTGTTCGTTATGCAGAAAGTGCCGCTGGCGTTACTGCTGGACAAGAAGCACTATCACCATTCGCAATCGCTAACGGATATGCTGGTGATGCTGCAACTGGTAGAGCAACTGCAACAAGCACATTGGAAGGTGTTGCTGGTCGTAAGTTGAATATCCAAATCGTGAAGCAAACTGTCGAAGCAAAAACTCGTAAGTTGTCAGCACGTTGGACATTTGAAGCTGCACAGGATGCACAAGCAATGCACGGCATTGATGTTGAAGCAGAAATAATGGCTGCTTTAGCAACAGAAATCACCACTGAAATTGACCAAGAAATTCTTGCTTCACTTTCATCATTAGCTGGCACCGCAGCATACACCTTTGACCAAGGTGCAGTAAGTGGAACTGCTACATTCGTTGGTGACGAACATGCTGCACTTGCAGTTCTAATCAATAAAGCGGCAAACGACATTGCTGCCCGCACACGTCGTGGTGCTGGTAACTGGTTGGTTGTTAGCCCAAGTATGCTAACTGTTCTACAGTCTGCAACTACTTCTGCATTCGCAAGAACTACAGAAGGTGCATTCGAAGCCCCAACAAACACCAAACTAGTTGGAACTCTAAACAACGTAATGAAAGTTTATGTTAACCAGTATGCAACCGACGACACTATTCTAGTCGGTTATAAGGGATCAAGCGAAGCGGATGCTGCTGCATTCTATTGCCCATATATTCCTCTAATGAGTACTGGAACTGTTCTTGATCCAAATACTTTTGAACCAACTGTTGGTTTTATGACACGTTATGGATATGTTGAACTAACAAACGCAGCTTCATCGCTTGGTAACGCTGCTGACTATCTAAACAAGATAGCAGTAACAACTGGTAATCTATCATTCTTCTAATATGAAGTGACACAGAAAAATATTAAAAACGCCCTTCGGGGCGTTTTTTATTTTATCCTTGACAAATATATATAGATATGTTATGAATATACTTCATATGTTAATATACAAGGACTAATTATGAGTTTATATAAAAATAAAGAATGGTTGTATGATCAATATGTTAATAAAAATAAAACGCAAGGTGAAATATCAATTGATCAAAACGTAAGCGAAGCTTGTATATGGAAATATCTAAAAAAGTTTGAGATAACCAAAATAAACAATATTTTATCATCTAATTTAAAAGATTACATGTGGTTGTATAACCAATACTTTGTTGAAAACAAAAGCACAATTCAAATTGCAGAAGAAAATAAAACCACAAAGCAAAAAGTATGCTATTGGTTAGAAAAACATAATATCGAAAGAAAGAAAAACACACAATCTGCACATATACCATATAACACCGTATTAAAAATAAATGACATTGACTTTCTTAAAAAAGAATATATCGAAAACCAAAGATCATTAGAAGATATATCGCTTGAATTAAACGTAAATCCAAGAACTATAAAATTAAGATTATTGGATAATGGAATATCTATACGGCAATATACTAAAACTAGTAAAGAAGAAAGAGCAATTAAAGAATTCATAAAAAATGAATTAAAACTTGATATATTTGAAAATGATACTAGTGTTATCGGAAGTGAATTAGACATTTTTGTACCTAGTAAAAAAGTAGCAATAGAACATAATGGGCTATATTGGCATTCTTATGGAAAAAATGATTTTGATGAAAACGGATTATTAATTGAAGATAAAAAATATCATCTAAGAAAAACAGAAAAATGTGAAAACTCTGGAATGATATTATTGCATATAACAGACAATGATTGGAATAATAATCAAGAAATAGTTAAATCAATGATAAAATCTAAATTAGGTTTAACTGAAAAAATATATGCAAGAAAATGTAGCATTACATTTGATATACCAAATAATATATATAAAAAATTCTTAATTGAAAATCATATTCAAGGATATGTTCCAAGTAAACTTAGAGTTGGTTTACTTTACGAAAATAAACTGGTTTCTATTATGTGTTTTGGTAAAAACAGATTTGGTGATGGAATTGAATTATATCGTATGTGTTCATTAAAAAATTATACTATAATAGGCGGCATGAACCGAATGTTGCTACATGCAATAAAATATTATGATTTTAAAAAATCAATAATTTCATACTGTAATCGTTCTTACAGTAATGGAAATAGTTATAAACAAATAGGTTTCAATCTAATAAAAATAAGTAATCCAGATTATATATGGTTTAACAAAAACACTATATATTCAAGATATCAAACACAACATAAAACTAAATTACAAAGCATAGTAGGAGATACATATGACCCTAACGTGAGCGAACGAGATAACATGATGAATTCTGGATATAGAAGATATTGGGGATGTGGTAATTTAGTGTTTGAATATATAATAAAATATTGACAAATAATATTTTGCATAAATAGACTAATAATAGAGGAATTAATTTAATGGTTTCGCAAAATCAAACTCGTTTTAATCAAAGTATTTTTGTAAATGGTGATATAGAACTATCAGGTAATATTAATGCACCATCTGGTAGTATATTTCTTGGAGGTGGAGCAACTGATAGTATAATAAAATGTAGTGCAGTATTTGAACCATCATTAAGCAATCAAAGTACAACATTAGCAAATGTTGAATTTATAGATAAATTTGAAACTGGTCAAAAAATAAGAATTTACGGTGCATCAGATGCAACTAGTAATACTACGATTCCTTCAATATCAACTACATTAACTGCAGCAGTACAACCGCCAGTTACCACAAGTTCTACTACTACTTTTTCTTATAGAATAGCAGAATTTAATTTAAATACAGGAGAAATTTCACCTGCTAGTCCAATTATTAACATAAATGTGCTTTTTGCGTTGAATAGTTTTGGAGTAAACCAATTTATTACATTAACATTTAGTAATAAACCTTTGGGAAAAGGAATACTATTATATAGACGTATTACTGCTTTGGGATCATGGAAATTGGTTTCTGTATTGGGACCAAAGGATTTAGAAAATAATTCATATATTGATTATTATCTTTTTGATTATACATCATGGAGTGGTAAAACAGAAGCAGATAATGTATTACCAACAGATGTAATTCATTTTTCTCATACTCCACCTACCACAGCAAAACTAGGATGGGTAGATGCAGTAATAAGTAGTATTGATACAGATAATTCTAAAATAGTCATATCTAGTTCAGTTAGCATTGATCCAACTTCATTAACTGTAAATATATCGCATAATGATACAGAATATCTTCAAAATTTAATAACAACTTCTAATGTTTCTGGAAAAAATAATTTAATTTTATTAGACAAAACATATGTAGTTGCTGGAATAAATCTTCCACAAAACTTTAATTTAACTGGAACACCAAATTCATCTGAATTAAAAAAACTACCATGGAGTGGTGCATATTTCAATGTATACCATAATAATATTATTTTTAAAAGTATAGGCACAATAGCAACCAATACTATATCTAACATAATTATAGATGGAAATATGACAAATCAATTTTTGGTAAATGATATGACAGATGACTCTCTTAACTATGCAATAAATTGGGGAAGTGAATCAGTAGATTGTAAGATTTTTAATTCTAAAATATATAATATAATAGCAGGTGGAGTTTATGCACCAGAATCAGACAATATCCAAATATTTATAAGTGAATTGCGTAATAGTGGATTAACTGATAGATATAATTTTAAACCTATAGATTTTGCAGAAAGTAAAAATGTTTCAATAACTTCAAACAGAATTGAAAACTTTTCTGATCACATAGATACTAGTATAGTATACAAAGGTGTAATAGCAAATAACATAATACAAAATTGTGGAAATGGTATATTTTCATATGGAAGTAGATTTTTTATATCTTCACCAAATGTGTTAATGGGTCCAGCAGAAGAATTCTTACCAAGTCCCGATATATTTAATACTTCGTATGATAGCGTAAATATAAAACTACCAACGAATTCTGCTTCAGTAGACTATACAAGCGATAAACATACATATCAAGAAAATGGAGAAAACTTTAATCTATTAACTAGCAATCAAGCAGTTAGTAGTGAATATGGAAATGTTCAATATGAAGTTTGGAAATTATCAAAAAATGATGTTGGTGTAGAAAACTTATATAATAAAATAACAGACGTATCATTTGTAAATAAAACTGTTGGCATTGATCCAACAAATGGAGAATTCCAATTCACCATATTGGCAGCAGATATAGAAAAAATCAGAACAACATATAGTTACGACACACTACGTGTCATAAATTCGAATCACATCGGATTGGTTTATCTAGTATACTTAGAAGAATGGATAAACGATGGAAATATAACAAGTGGAACAATAACTTCCAATACTACAAATAATTATATATATACTGTAGCAATTCAAAATCCACAATATCTATATCTTGGTGCAAAGGTGTCACTATCACCACAACATCAAGGATTTGTAGTCACTGGTAGCGATCAAACAGGAATAATAACTGGATTGACAATGGCAGGAACCCTTGCAAATGTATCTATTAAATTCAACGGTAGTATAACCGCAGGAAATAATCCAAGTGCATTAGGTTATATAAATATTATTAATAAATTTGAAATGGCTAAAGGATTAATTTTATGAGCAGCTTAACTAATATAAACAACAACAGTAGTGTTGTAAACGTAGGTAGAACTACACCTGTTACCCCCGGCCAAAAACCGTCAAGCAAATCTATACCAGTAGTTCTTGCTAGTGATCAAACGCCAATCCCAGTAGTTGAACAAAATAAAATACAAAGTGAAGTTGCACTGTCATTGCTTGGTATACCAAGAAGTGAAGTTGCCCTTGGTATATTTGCTGATGTTAATACATATGATGTAAACCCAAATGAATGGTCATCTACTCCAAGTACATATACTAGTGGTACATATACTAGTGGATTTAAATACGGGCATGGTGTAAAACATATTCAAGAAGAAGCTGGTGCATTAATAGAAGCACCACGTAACGAAAGTTCAGTATTAACATCTAAAAGATTTTTTAGATATCAGCCTGGTCGTGTTAGTGCAGCTACTTTTGGTGTAAAAAGCACAGTAAGTATCAGTTCATTTGCACAAAACCCAGTTATAAGAAAATATGGTATATTTGACAAATATGATGGATATTATTGGGAAACCCGTCAAAATGGAAAAGATGATAACTTTGCTGTTGTTAGAAGAACAAATAGTTTATATAGAACACCAGCTTCTATATTTGGATTGGCTACTTCCTTATTAAAAGGACCAAGTTCTACTTCATCTGATACATTAGGCACAACACAACTTGAAGATTATCGTGTAGTAGGAAAATCCCCAAATTCTCCAAAACCAAGTTCAACTAGATTATTAAAAGATAGAAAAATAATAAGTGATAGTAGATACAAGTTAATGGATGCTACGTGGACGGAATTAATGACAAATTCTTTATATAGCACATTTGCTACATATTATAACGGTTTGTCTACATTTAACAAAATAATATTTAAAAATAAATGTTTAAGAGATTCTGATTATTGGATTGATATGTATCTAATGGACATAGAGTTTAACTGTGATGCTCATACTTCATTTAATACTAAAAATTATGAAACAAGCCTTGCTTATAACAATGGTGCAGCACCATACGAAATAATTTTATACAATGCATTAAAAGCAGTTATAAATTCTGAGCCAACTTATCATAGTGGATTAAATGAGTTTACAAAAACAGAATTAGTTGGATTAGTTGACATTACTATAGCATTTTTTGCTGCGGTACATGCATCTACTGGTAATAATGCTGCATTTACTGGTCCAACTTCTTATCCTACTTTGAAGTCTAGAATAGAAACTATGTTTGATGTTCGTAGACAATATTGGGCATATTATACAAACGAGTATGACAGTAATGGAAATGCTTTATTATACGATGATATGCCAGCCGGATACTTACTAAAATTTGGTGCAACAACTGATAAAGGTTCATGGAATGCAGAAGCAAATAGTCCAAACCTAAGTGATACCTCACCTAATTTATTAACAGCAGGATGGTATTATAAAGTTGTTGGAACCGCTAGTGCTAGAGATATTGGTAACGGAGAAGAAATATTTAATGTTGACGATATAGTATTATATACTGGAACAAATTGGATTAAAATATCAAAAGATATTATTAAAGATAAATGTATAAGAGATATGTTGTATGTTATTGATGGTTATCGTGATGATTTAATAGGTGGCGGTAATGCAGCAACCAAATATAATGCTAGTATGTATTATACTGCTTATAACGGATATAAAGCAAATTCTACCAATGATATGACGGTTTATAGTCAGCTAGATGGAGTTTTGCCAGCAGAAATAGCAAGACATATACATTTACGATCAAAAATTGTGGAAGATTTGGCTAATACTTATTTTGTAGGAACAGTAAACACTACTATAAATTCAAAATTTTATACAGTAAACGACAACACTTCATTAGCAAATATAATAGTAACTAATTTTAGTAAACAAGACACCAATGTTACTGAATATGGTGATCGTGGAGTTGCTGGAAATCTTGTTATATTACGTGATGGACTAATAATGGTTAATGCAGCAGTATATGACCCTGCATTATTAAAGCCAAAAAATAAAATTGTAGCAACTACTACATTAAATAGTACATTTAAAATAACATCGGGTGTAGTTACATTTGATCAACATGTTCGGTATTTTGGACCAACATTATCAATTGGTGTATCACCTGCATTGCCCAAAGTAGTAAGTGGAAAGTTATATCAGGTCGCAAGAGTTATTGGGCCAAAAGGAAATGAATTTACTATAAAAGATTCTAGTGGAGTTGAAATTACATTTGATTCTACCGCACCGATTGATGGAATTACTTTTCAAACAGTTAATCCATTTATATTTCCAAAATCATATGATCCTGCGGTATATAGAGTAGGAGTTACTCCAAATTACACAGAAGGAAACGATCCATTTCCAGATGGAATGGTATTCCCATACAAATATACTAGTAATGGATCATTGCCAAGAGACCCAAATGACATTACAATATATGAAGTAGGTTATATTGACACTGCTATCACTACTGATATAAATCATGCAGTTTTAGAAGAACAAATAGACAGTGTAAACTTTACCCAAGAGTATATAAATTGGATTAAAAATAATGTCGATCCAGAATATTATGGTGTATATGAATATCGTGTTCCTAGAAGTAGATACAGTAATGACCAATTAAATGGCGTTCAACTGACAGATAATGTTACCTCTGGAAATCCATTAGTATACAGTGATTTTGCAATTGGTAATACTGGACGTGCATATCCTGGACAAGCAGTTAAAGCTGATGCAGAATCTCTACAAACACGAATTGCCAGTGTTTATAATTTTGACTTTACCAAAGTTACAATGTTAAAAATCGAATTTTCATGGTATGGTGCGGTTGGTGCGTTATTCTTAGCATATGTTCCAGTAAGCAATGGAGAAGCACGTTGGGTAAGGGTGCATCATTTAAGAGCATCAAACCAATTAAAAATTGCATCACTTGGAAATGCAACATTACCAATAACATATAACGTGTATGGTGGCGGTGATAGTAATACAAAAGGCAGCGGAGAAATTGATCAAAATCTTGGATATGAGCGTTCAAGTCATTATATAGTAAAATATGGTGCATCATATTATATTGATGGCGGTGATCGTGGAACAGTAAGACTTTATAGTAATGACAATACTGAATTGGAAGATGTATATGGAAGAACTTATAATGTATCTAGTGGAACATATAATGCAAATGATACATTATTTACTATACAGGGAATACCTTCTATTAACACTAGTGTAAGTGCTCTTAATGATTTGCCCGACAATGCATTCTTTATGGGTGCAAAAGTAAAAACAAATAACAGAACAGATCAAAATATAAAAGTTATTTGGGTTGATACTACTAAAATATATCTTTCTTCTGCACCATTAGGAACATCTATAAGACTTATTCCAGATCGTGGTAATACAATATATGGATTAGAAACAAAAGAAAACATAGTAAGCACACAAAATAAGAAAATTAGAAATAGGGTGCAAGTATATCCAACTCAATTATCTGCAGTTAATTTGGGAAGTGTTCCAATCCGTGTAAGATTGAAAAAAACTCCTATATTCCAAACTGAATTTGTTACTACAGGATCATTTTCGTTGACAAGCATTTATGAAATAACTTCTGATAAAAATCCATTACCAACTATTTCGACTACTTATCTAGAAGATGGCGGTTCTACTTATGGATGGTTTAGAGGATTATTAGAAGAAACTGAAAATATAACTGTATTCGGTAAACTTTACAGAATTGGTACAGAATATTATTTTGATATGATTGATTCTTATGTTGGAAAAATACAATTAGTGGCACAGTCATTCTTACGTGAACGTAGATTTAGTTCTACTGGTGTAGAATTACAAACATCAGATATTAAAATCTTGACAGAAAAAGAAGGATTAAGTTCTGTTAAAATAGCAGTAACTAATCAAGTTCCTGTTCCTGCTACTGGTATTAATATTGCTACGCTATATATACAACCGGGAACAGAACAAATAGATATGGCTACTTATTTCGATTACAATAAAGAATATTTGTCATATCCATTAACTAATGTAGCAGACACTCTTTACTTTGTAGTTGATGCAGAAGGAGATGTAAATATTGCATCGCCAACTTCGGTTGCAACTGTTGGTATTGGCCTTACTTGGGAAGAACAATAATGCCTAAACAAATAAAAATTGGTTTTGACAAAATACCAGCACCAGATTTCCCATCATATGAACCGCTCTATGACATTGATACAGCGTTAAAACTATATGATTCTGCTGGAAATGAGCTAGTTACTGAGGTAAATTCATCTTTATCTTCATACAATCGTATGAGAAATTCTACTAGTATACAAGTTAATAATGGATATAAAACTAATTTTGATGAAAATGTAAAAATATTAGAACAATTTTCCGAAACTAGTCAAGTAAGTACTTCATTATTGGGTGTTCCACGTGCTGAACAACAATTGAGTTTATTTGCTGACGTGTCAACATATGGATATGATGTTAATACATGGGATTATTATACCTTTTCTAGTCAAACATACTATCCTAACGAATGGTATAATAGAAGAAATCCAATATATGGAGAAAGAACTCAAGTGCAGTTTATAGAATCTACTGATGAACAAGCACTTACATTACAAGCATTTCCAGTTCAATATAGTTATCCATTTGGTCCTAACTGGAGTAATACTGGAAGATATGTAGAGGGTTCGTTTGATAAGTATCTAAACTTTATTGCAATTGGAAGAATACTATATGATTATTTTTATGATAATAGTGAAACCGAGCCATTGGCAGAAAGCTTACGGCAATATGCAATTAACAATTTTCTCTCTGATCGTATAACAATAGTAGATGTAAATGAGAATCCTATTTTTGATTATAATATAGATTCTACAGGAACAGGAGAAATAACTGGCAGTGCTTCATTTTATGATGTTACATATGGTGATAATCCACAACTTTCATTTGATGAAATAGAACGATTTACTATAACTTATGAAAAAATATTAGGAGGTGAATATATATTTCCATTGGAATCATTTTCTACTAATCCAATATATTATGCAATCAGGGCAGGTGCTGATATTAGAAGTCCGGGATATAGTAGCCAATCTACATATTTTGGAGTATTAGAGAGTAAGGATGTTTATCGTTATCAACCTGGAAGAATTAGTGCTTTTACATTTGGTGTTAGAGCAAATGGCGGTCAATCAAAATCTAACATATTAGAATGGGGATGTTCTAATTCTACTGATGAATATATGTTTCAAATTCGTGGCTCAGACTTTAATATAGTAAGAAGAAGTACAATCCCACTTGGAAATGAAGTAGTAGTCAACCGACTTGGTTTAGAACCAGGTAGTGAAAAGTTAGTATATTCCGAAGGCTTAGATAATGCAACTCAGTTATGGGAAGTATCTATTTCACGTGATTATTTTAATGGTGACTCGCTTAAGGGTGAGGGACCAAGTGGATATATAGCAGACTTAAAAAAAGTTACGATGTTTAAAATAGAGTTTGGTTGGTATGGTGCTATTGGTGCTAGATTTTATGCATATATTCCATCTGAAAATGATCAAGCTAGATGGGTAGTATTGCATACTTTAGTAATAGAAAATGGTATAGGAAAACCATGCTTACAAAATCCAGAATTTAAATTTAAATATTATATGGGATTACGTGATACTTCTATAATTTATGAACCGATATCCATTTATAAATATGGAGCATCTTATTATATTGATGGTGGCGATGAAGGAACGGTAAAATTATACTCTGCAACATCTGAACCTAAAAATTTTTCGAATGATACTCCAATAATTGGAATGATACCAAAAAAAGATATATCAAATTCAGTTGGAGAAAAATCAAAAAATCAAATTTTATCATATCCAACATCAATGACTGTAAGAACTGACGAACCTACAAAAATAGAATTTACAAGAATTATAGGATCACCAGAAGGATTTCACTATCATTATTCTCCAAGTTTACATAATTTAAAGGGTGCAATAAAAGACATATTACTTGTATCTACTACAAATGGACATACTAATGGAACTTTTAGTAACATACCAGTAACTGGTGGTTCTGGTTCTGGTGCAAAAATTAATGTTACTATTTCTGGTGGATTAATTACATCAACATCAATATCAAATGCAGGAATAAATTATAGTAAAAATGATTTACTTTTTATATCAACTGGGTATATAGGCGGTAGCAATGTTGCAAAGATTTTAGCAACATCAGTTGATGAAAGTAAATCAAAAAATGCTACATTGATGTTAAATGAAACTGGAACATCTATACAAATAAATGATAAATTATCTATTTCTATTGTAAATGGTGGAACAGGATACACGGATGGAACATACTATAATGTTCCATTATCTGGCGGAACAGGTCAATATGCTACTATTGATGTTACTGTTATAAATGGAATTGTGTCGTATATTAAAATTAAAAATAGTGGTATTGGTTACGATCTGTCGGAGTTATTGTCTTTTTCTAATACTACTGTTGGAATTGGAAATGGATTTTCTTGTGTAATATCTGACATAACTACAGAGTATTTTCTTGATAGCGACTATTATAAAAAAGTTATAGCAGACGGTATATACAATTGTTATTTACTACCTAATTCTAATGCATCCGATATTGCACAAACTACTGCTAATATAGGAAGAAGTAATGGATACCAAGAAGATGAAAGAAAAATATTAAACAAAGTATTGTTGAAGAATGGAACTGTTGCTAACTTATATAACAAACCATTTGCTGCAAAAATAACTGGATTTAATGACACCGTATTAAAAGCTACTATTCCGATAATTAGTAATAACTTTAATATACATTTTCTAAATCCAATAGCAATTGACCATACATATAATGAGCATTTTGCTGACTTTTGTATTGGAGTAACTGATAAAGATATTCAAATTGAAGAAATATTAAACGAATCAAATGAAGTAATAGATAAAAAATTTGTTTATCAGGAAAATGACATAACATATGATTATGATACGTATAAAAATCTGTATGTAAAATGGGGGCAAGAAAGCGAACAATTAAACATTAATGGTGTAGAAATTGGAGAATGGGATGCATCTTATGGATATAGATTGGAAGTAGACCCTAGATTGCCAAATCCAAGTGGATCGGATAGCGGAAGAATATCAAAAATTGTAGGAAAAATATCATATAATAACTTTACTGTTACTGAAATATCACGTGTTGGCAATACTGATGAGTATGATTTATATTTTAATATTGGTGATGCACCAGTTATAACAGCAGAAGAAATTGGAAACGCAACATTAGGAATTAATAATAATCCAACTAACATAGTCGTTATGTCAATTTTGCAAGAGGAAACTGTGGAAAATACGCAAAAAATATATTTGCGTGTTAAAGGATCACAAGCAGCAACTATTTTGGCTAATACAGAAATTCAAACAAAATATATACTTATGTCTGATGATTTTCAAGTTATATCATATAACTCAAATGGATCACAACGATTTTTAAACAAATTTTTTAATTATAGACAAAATATAAACTTTTCTTCAGATAAAATATATGTTACTATTGGCATGAACGACGATGCAAAGATAAATGGTATGATAATAGAAGAAATAAGAGCAAACCAATCAATAACCCAAAATCCAGTATGGGAATCTAATTTGTTATATGAAGACACAATTTATGTGAATAGTGGAAATTCTACAAACATATTAAATCCTTCTAATTTTGTTGAAATACAAAGATTAGCTTCTACTAGAATAGATACACAGACATTACAACCTTTAAGACCCGGCACAACATTTCATTCTTTGTATGTTTCGCCAAACGATAGTAAACCAGTGAATCTTACTAAGATTTTTGGAAGAGATAGATATAAAATAACTTCAGGATTAAAAAATAATAATGCTATTTTTATAACAGCTAGTAGTATTACTAATTCGGGAGAAATTGATATAAGCGTTAACATTAAGGAACAATAATGGCTAAGTTTTATTATGGATTAGATACAAGTAAATATCTTGGACAACTAGAAAACACAAGACAAGCATTAATAAATTTAGGATTAAATCCTGATGACATAGATGTAATAAAAGGATTAGCTTCTGCTAATGTTTCTAGAAATGATATAAAAAACATTTCAAACTTAGACGTTGATTTTAAATATGAATTAATAAAAATATTCAATGGAACCAGTAATTATTCATTTTTTATACAAGAACAACAAACTATAGCAGATGAGGTCAGTGGTAATATTCAAATAAATTCTCAAATTGGTGCATCGTCTATAAAATACAAATATATAAAATTTTCAGCAAACCCTACTATAGAATACGCAGACATATCAACTAGCCGAGTTTCTTCTTGGTCATCTTTTTCTTCTCCTGTATTAGATACTTCTCCTATATTTTATGGAGGAAAAGTAACAGTAACACCATCTATTAATAATTCAAGTAAATTAGTTATAACTGGATTACAAAAAACAAGCCAACTGAAAAAAAGAAGATTTGCATCCGAAATTCCAACACACAAAGTAAAAATGTATAACAATGGATCAGGATCAGAAATAGAATTTTATGCAATGAGAGGAATTCCTGTTTCATTCGAAGCATTTTATAAAAATGCTACAATTAGGATTAGAACATCGCCGCCAAGTGAAATAATTGGATACCCTACTGCAAACTTATTAATAACAAATTTAGACAATAATATTGAAAAATCCTACAAATTGGGGGAAAATACTACAATCAGACATTTTGATACTACTTCAAGGCCAAGATTGTTAGAATATTACTACGATCCTAGATATATTAGTGAATTGTATTTAACTAATATAAATTTAACATCATTCCCTAATAACAAAATGGATAATTTATCTATAGCAGATTTAAGAAATAATGATTTTAGAGAATTACCAAATTTAAAATATATAACACCAGCATTAACCGAATTAAATATTTCTGGAAATAATTTAACAAGAACTACAAATACTGCAAATTATCAACTTAATAATTATTTAAATACATCATTAATCAGTTTAGACATATCTGCATGTTTCAGTGATAATGAAACTATAGATTTATCTAGTTTTTCTAATTTGCAATCACTATATCATTATGCAGTAGATTCATTAAATAATCGTAGAGCTATGACTTCTACTGGATCATCACATATTGTTCCTGCTACAATTAAAAATTATGTGGTAAGGGGCCATAGATATTCGACATTACCTACATCAGTCCAAGAATCTCTTACATTGGTTAATTTAGATATTAGTAATAATAATATAAATGGTACTATATCAATAGATTCAAATGTTCTTAATTCGTTTACAAGTGATAATAATAACAGTCATAATATTGTTGATGTGTCTGAAAAAACTACATTAACAAGTTATACTTATAGATATAGCGGAAATCTATCACTGGTTGATGGCAATATATCTGGGAAGTTTTCTGGATGCACCAATTTAAAAAATATAGACTTATATGCGTGCAGAGGGTATGGTCCAATAGGTGATAACTTTTCTAGTTTGCCAGAGTTAACAAACTTAGATATTCGTTATACAAATATGTCAGGAAAAATAACTGACACTTCATTTAATGATACAAATAAACTGCAAAATTTATACATTGCTGGTGGATTATACGATACTAGAGTCGATGGACCATTTATTTCACCAAATGGATTATCAAACTTAGTAAACTTAAAACGACTTTTCATAATTGGAAATTATAACATTACTGGAGATTTTCCAATTATATCATCATTAGAAAAACTAGAAACAGTTTATATAGAAAATACAGGATTTAGTGGACCTATTCCTAGTTTTTCTAATCAACCATTGATTAAAACAGCTATAATGAGAAATAGTAAGTTTACAGGTTCAATGCCAGCTATAATAAATAACACCATAACTGATATTAGATTTGATAGTAATATTTTAGTATCTTCTTCTACAAATAAATTTCCATATTTAGAATGTCAAAATTTAAAAAATTTAATATTATTTAAAAATAATTTAGCTGGTCCAATTACTAGTTTTGCAGGGTGTCCTAATCTAAAACAGTTAAACTTATCTAGAAATTCATTTACATCTTATACAAAAGGTGCATTAGAAACAAATAAATTTTTAACTAATATAGATATAAGTAACAATATGATTGATGAAAATAGTATATTTGTTTTTATTTTGGATATGTTAGAAAATTGGAAACTAAATAATAGAACAAAAGTAACAATAAACTTTTTAGGAAATATTGGCGACACTACTAACTTAGATAATAA